CACAAGGTACTTTAGAACCTGAAGAGGGTGATCCATTACCTGAGAATGGTACAGGAATTGAGGCAGCAGCAGATGCTCCTGAATATAATACACCTCTGAATAGTACCAGTAACATGGCGGGGTTATACTAATGGTAGGACCTGGAGAATACATCGCAATGTTAAATGTCGTAGAGGCATGGAATGAAATCAGTTGGGCTGATGCTATTCCATTTACTCTAGTATTAATAGGTCTTTACTGGGTTAAGGTAAAGATAGATGCATCTGTTGGTATCAGTAAGAAACAACAGAAACAGTTGAAGAGAACTATTGTAGAGGCAATTAAAGAAGCCAATGCCTGAGAAGCAGGAGATATATCTAGGTAACCCCAATCTCAAACGGGCTAACGTTAACACTAACTTTTCACCTGAAGAGGTGCAGGAGTTTATAAAGTGTAGTGAGGATCCTGTTTATTTTATTCGTAACTATATCAAGATCGTTAACCTAGATGAAGGTATAGTTAACTTTGACCTCTATGATTTCCAAGAGGACATGGTTAACCGTTTCCATGAACACAGATTTAATATAGCAAAGTTACCACGTCAGTCTGGTAAGTCTACAGTAGTTACTGCATATCTTTTGTGGTACGCAATTTTTAATGATAATGTCAACATCGCAATCCTCGCAAACAAAGCAGCCACTGCAAGAGAAATGTTGGGAAGGTTACAACTTTCTTACGAAAATCTCCCTAAATGGCTTCAACAAGGTGTGGTCAACTGGAACAGGGGCTCCTTGGAGTTGGAGAATGGAAGTAAGATCTTGGCTGCTTCTACTTCTGCAAGTGCTGTTCGGGGTATGTCCTTTAACATTATATTTCTGGACGAATTCGCCTTTATTCCGACGCATATTGCTGATGAGTTCTTTAGTAGTGTCTACCCTACTATATCTTCTGGTAAGAAAACTAAAGTTATTATAATATCTACCCCCAAGGGTATGAATATGTTCTATAAACTGTGGCATGATGCAGAGAAAGGACAGAATGAATACACTACAACCGAGGTGCATTGGCAACAGGTACCAGGTAGAGATCAGGTATGGAAAGAGCAGACGATTAAAAACACGTCCGAGGAGCAATTCAACCAAGAGTTTGAGTGTGAATTCCTAGGATCTGTTAATACTCTTATCAGTAGTACTAAATTAAAGACATTAGTATATGAAGAACCTAAGAGGAAGGAAGCAGGACTGTCTATATACGATGATCCAGAGGAAGGACACTCATATCACATCTGTGTTGACGTTGCTAGAGGTCTAACTAAGGATTATTCTGCATTTACAGTGATAGATACTACAGAAATACCCTATCAGGTGGTAGGAAAGTATAGAAACAATACAATTAAACCTCTTTTATTCCCAGATATCATTCATAAGGTTGCTACGGCATACAATCAGGCGTATATAATGATAGAAGTTAATGATATTGGTGGACAGGTAGCAGATATCATACAATTTGATCTAGAATATGAGAATTTACTCATGTGTGCCATGAGAGGTAGAGCTGGTCAGGTAGTAGGGCAAGGATTTAGTGGCACTAAGGTGCAACTTGGAGTCAAAATGAGCACAACAGTTAAGAAAACTGGTTGCTCCAACCTTAAACAGTTAATTGAAGATGATAAACTAATCTTCAGAGACTATGACATCATGGCAGAGTTAACTACCTTCATTCAGAAAGGTCCAGCATGGCAAGGAGAGGAAGGATGTAACGATGACCTTGCTATGTGTCTGGTTATCTTTGCATGGTTAGCAACTACTGATTATTTCCGTGAGTTACATGACGATGATGTACGTATGAAGATGTATGAAGAGCAGAAAGAGGGAATAGAAGCGGACATGGCACCATTTGGTTTCATAGACAACCATGTAGATTATGAACAGACTATAGTAGATGATGAAGGTACTCAGTGGAATGTAGATGAGTATGGAGATAACTCACACATGTGGGAATATCTGTCGTGAGTATAGAGTCAGACCTAGAACTTGAGCACCTCCTATTTAAAGAGAGGAAGTGTAGGTTCTGTGGTAAGACAAAGAGTTTATTAGAAGATTATTATTTGACAAGGAAGGACAGAGGTGCAAACCCTTCAGCATATGCGTATGAGTGTAAGTCTTGTACCATATGGAGAGTCAATAGAAAGAGAAATAGAAAGAGACCTTTGCCTCCATACCTAGCAGACTATCCAGACTGGTAATCACGGCTTGATTCCCCAGTGAAAAACCAAGTTATAATAAATAATTTCAGCATCCAATTTGGACATACACCTAGGAGATATCACTAATGGCATCGACACAGCTTTCACCAGGAGTTGTCGTACTTGAAAGAGATCTGACCAACGTAGTAAATGCAACAGTAGATAATATTGCTGCTATCGTTGGTAGTTTTGAGAAGGGACCTGTAGAGCAGGTAACAAATGTAACGAGTGAGAAAGAACTACTTTCTATTTTCGGCAAACCAACTGAATACAATTACGAGTATTGGTTCAGTACAGCCCAGTTTTTACTTTACGGAGGCACCGTAAAGATCGTTCGAGCAATGAATGCTTCATTGAAGAACGCAATTGATACTGCACAATATACAGTAACAACATTCAGTGCATCAGACACGACACTTACAGTTGCTTCCGCAACAGACTTTGATGTTAATGATGTCCTTCAAATAGACGCTGAATTACTAACAATCTCTAGTATATCTGGTAACGACGTAACAGTTCAACGTGGACAACTAGCAACATCTGCTGTATCTCACGCTGCTGCTACTGCAATTACACTAATTGAGCCTGCTGGTACTTCTTCTACTATCGCTGAAGGTGGAACATATAGTAACAGTGACGTAACTCTTTCAGTTACATCTGCTGCTGCTCTTGGTGCAGGTACTAACTCATACGTCAGGATTGATGATGAGATCCTTCAGGTATCTTCTATTGCTGGTAACGATCTTACAGTTGTCCGTGCACAGTTAGGTACAACAGCCGCTGCACACACTGATGGATCTACTGTTAGTCTTCAAACTGTTACAACTAACAAGACTGAAATTGATGAGACAACAGCTACTGGTGTAACTGCTCCTTTAATCAAAAACCTTGACACCTACGAGTCAAACGTAGAAACTGCTGCTAACAACTGGAAGTGGGGTGCTAAGACTGCTGGTATTCACGGCAATTCAGTTCGTGTTATCGTAACAGATGCTGGTCCTGACCAAGTATTGTATCTTGCTCAACCAACATCTGCTGAGTGGGAATTCGTAAACAACGCTGAAGTTTCATTCTCTAATGCTAACATCTACTCTAAAGTTTATGACTATAGTGTTATTGTTACATTTAAAGATGACTCTAGCTTAGTTGGATCTTTTGAGAAAGACAACTATATCACTGCTGTTAGTGGTGGTGTTACAGGTAGAGTAGTTGCTTACGACAAAACAAATCGTAAGTTGGAGATCACTATTGATACTACTTCATCTGACGTTTTAGAAGTTAATGACACAATCAGTGAGTTGGCAAACAACTCTAACACTCCTGGCTCTGCTACTGGAGACACAGGTGCTATCGAATCAATCACACGTGAGTTACGTGTTGCATTGAATCAGGCATCACCTAACTTCCAAGCAAACCAGACTGTTGTTGACGCAAACGCTGCATCTATATCCATTGCTAACGTTGAGTCTGACTATGAGTCAAGACTATACGGAGAGAATACTAAGTGGATCAACGTTGCTGCACGTCCTACAACTTCCGCATGGGTTGCGGATAGAGGCGGTCATAATGACCTAATGCACATCTTAGTCATCGATGGTGACGGAAAGATTACTGGAACTCCAGGCGCAGTCCTAGAGAAGCACCTTAATGTTTCTAAAGCAAATGATGCTAAGTCACCTCAAGGTGATAACATCTATTACAAGGATGTAGTCAAGACATACTCTGAGTACCTCTATTGGGGATCTCATGAGACTGCTAACATCTATGATAAGAATGCTGCTAACTCTGGAGTTATCGGTGTATCAGGTGTTAACAGAGAGTTTGATCTTGTTAAGGCATCTGCTCCTCTTAACGATCTAGATGATCCAACAGGATTGAATCCTCTAGCAAAACCTCTACTCGGTACTAAGAATAGAGCAACATTACGTTATGCACTACAAGGTGGTGCTGATGGTTATACCATTGCACGTCCTGATATTCTAGGAGCATACGATCTATTCTCTGACCCAGAGACTGTAGATATTGATTACCTACTCATGGGTCCATCTATGAGTGGTATAGATGATACGATTGCTAAAGCACAGCATGTAATTTCTATAGCTGCTGCACGTAAGGATTGTATTGCATTCGTCTCACCTTACCGTGGCGACGTTATTGGTCAAGCAAAGACCTCTACTATTGTCCAACGCACAGTTAACTACTTCGATCAGTTAAGTAGTACTTCTTATGCGGTATTTGACAATAACTACAAATACATCTATGATAAGTACAGCGATAAGTATCGTTACATTCCATGTAATGCTGACCTTGCTGGTTTAGTACTAAGTACAACTCTTCAACAAGAGCCTTGGTATTCACCTGCTGGCTTCAATAGAGGACAGTTGAGAAACGCTATTAAATTAGCATACTCACCTCTTAAAGATCATAGAGATACACTTTATGCTTCACGTATTAACCCAATCGTAGCTTTCCCTGGACAAGGTATTGTCCTCTTCGGTGATAAGACTGCATTGAGTTATGTTTCTGCCTTCGACAGAATTAACGTTAGACGTTTATTCCTAGTCATGGAAGAAGCAATCAGTGATGCTGCTAAGACCCAACTATTTGAGTTGAATGACGAGTTTACTCGCCAGCAATTTAAGAACATTGTTGAGCCATACCTACGCAGTGTCCAATCAAGACGTGGTATTGTTGACTTCCTCGTAGTCTGCGACGGAACAAACAACCCTGCTGAATCGATTGACCGTGGTGAATTCTACGCAGAGATATTTGTGAAACCCACAAGATCTATCAACTTCATCACATTGACCTTCACTGCAACTAGAACTGGAGCAAGCTTCAGTGAGTTAGTATCATAATGAGTAAACCGTGGCACGTCTTCGTGCTCAACCTCTAATAGGAGAATAAAATGTCAGCATTCGACAGCCAGACTTATCCTGGTCAGTCTGAAGGAAAGCAAATAAACGCACCGATTCTAGATTTTAGAAATAGAATCGGTGACTTGGCCCGCCCTAACCTGTTTCAGGTTGAGATCGGATTCCCTCAGATTGTAGACAACGGCACACCTAATTCAGGTGCGACCCCAGGATCACAAGAGCAAAGATCAGAAGAAAGTGCGGGAGAATCTCGTGCTGGATCTGGAGCTAGCTCAGCATCACTTGCTACTTTCTTAGTTAAAGCAGCAAACATACCAGCTTCTACAGTTGGTGTAATCGAAGTACCCTACAGAGGTAGGTCACTTAAGATTGCAGGAGACAGAACCTTCGAGCCATGGACTATTACAGTTCTTAACGACAAAGGTTTCGCACTTAGATCTAAGTTTGAAGAATGGTCTACTAAAATTCAGGCACTTCATCAGAACTTACAAGAGCCTCGTGTTATTGCAGAGTATCAATCAGATGCTATGGTAAGACAATACGATAGGCAAGGTGGTGTGGTAAGATCTTACAAGTTTGTAGGTATCTGGCCCTCAACTATCTCCGCAATTGACTTAGCATGGGATAGCAACGATACTCCAGAAGAGTATACAGTTGAGTTCCAAGTTCAGTACTGGACATATGCTAATGACAACAACGCTGGTAACGCTGTATCGCTAACTGGTAGTTAGATAAATACTTTATAATGAAAAGGAAGGACTAATAATGTCACAACTATTTGGTTATTCAATTGATCGCAAGAAGAAGGGCAAGGCAGGAGTCGGCCCTTCTTTTGTTACGAAAGATTCGGATGACGCAGCTCAACCCATTGTGGCAGGTGGTTACTTTGGTCAATACGTTGACCTCGGTGACGCAGCCAATAAAGCAAGCGATGTAGATCTAATAGGTAGATATCGTGAGATGTCCTTGCATCCAGAAGTAGATCAGGCAATAGGAGATATAACAGCAGAAGCAATTGCGGGTGATCTAGATGATAAACCTGTAGAAGTAGAGCTCTCAAACCTTAACGTTTCTGAGCCTGTAAAAAGAAGAATTAGAGAAGAGTTTGATAACGTACTATCGTTACTAGACTTTGATCGTAAAGCATATGATATCTTTCGTAGGTGGTACATCGACGGAAGACTTTTTTATCATAAGATGATTGACCCTGAAAATCCTCAAGGGGGGATGACAGAGTTGAGGTATATTGATCCTAGAAAGATTAAAAAGGTTATCGAATACGATAAACCAAGTGATCGAGTATCACCTGCCGACCCTGAAGTCAATACACTGGTACCTAAGAGTGTAGAGTATTTCATTTATTCACCTAAAGGGTTACGTGGGTATGAGAATAGAGGAATTAAAATAGCAAATGATGCTATATGCTTTGTCCACTCAGGACAATTAGATATGCAACGCAACTATGTGTTGTCACATCTTCACAAAGCTATTAAGGCAACTAACCAGTTGAGAATGATTGAAGATTCTCTGGTTATTTACCGCATGTCACGTGCACCAGAGCGTAGAATATTTTATATTGATGTAGGTAATCTACCTAAACAGAAAGCAGAGCAGTACCTTAAAGAGGTAATGTCTCGCTATAGAAATAAGTTAGTCTATAATGCAGACACGGGAGAAATAAGAGATGACAAGAAATTCATGTCAATGCTCGAAGACTTCTGGTTACCCAGACGAGAAGGTGGACGAGGCACTGAGATCACTACGTTGCCAGGTGGACAAAATCTTGGAGAACTTGAAGACATCAAGTACTTCCAGAAGAAACTCTACCGAGCATTAAATGTACCTGAGTCAAGGTTGGAATCTGATTCATCATTTAACGTTGGTAGGTCCGCAGAGATCACACGTGATGAAGTTAAATTTCAAAAGTTTATCGCTAGACTCCGTAAAAGATTCTCTGATATATTCAACGATCTTCTTAAGACACAATTGGTACTCAAGGGTGTCCTAACTTTAGAAGAGTGGGATGAATGTAAAGAGCATATTCAATATGATTTCGTTGCTGATAACTACTTCGCTGAGTTAAAAGAGCAAGAGATCATGAATGAGCGTATGGCTCTTGTTGCTCAGATGGATCCTTTCTCTGGTAAATACTTCTCACTTGAATACATGCGTCGTCAGATCCTTAAGCAGACTGATGAAGAGTTTAATGAGATAGGAAGTCAGATGGAGACTGAGATTGCAGAGGGTAAACTTGTTGATCCTGTAGAGATGCAGAAGCTTGAAGTTGCTCAAATGGAGATGTCTTTGATGCCTCCAGAACCTGATCCTGCGGAAGCAGGTATCAGTGATGCGGACTATAAAAAAGGAAACATCTAAATAGTTTTATATTAAATGTATAATTATGCCTACTGAAGTCGCTAGAGACATAGTAAATGCCCTATTTGCTGGACAGAAAGATCTGTCTGATTATGTTGTTCAGGGTATGAACGCAAAATCAGTTGAAGCAATTGATGCTAAGAAGCAAGAGATGGGAAAGGTTTTATTTAAACCACAGGAAGACGGTCCTGAAAACACCGAGCAACCTGCGGATGCAGAACCACCTGAAGCTTCAACAGAAACAGAAACCGAGGAACCTAAAGATGAAACTGATCAGGGAAGAGATTGAGACCGCCAAGGTAACAATCACTGAAGGTAAGAATGGTAAGAAAAACCATTTTATTGAAGGTGTATTCTTGCAAGGTGAGATCAAGAACCGTAATGGTCGGATGTATCCACTAGCTACCTTACAAAGAGAAGCTGCAAGTTACAATCAAAAGTATATTGAGAAAGGACGTGCACTAGGAGAATTGGGTCATCCCGATGGTCCTACTATCAACTTAGATAGAGTGTCACATCTTATCACCTCTCTTAAGCAAGAGGGTACTAATTATGTTGGCAAGGCAAGACTATTGGATACACCAATGGGTAACATTGCCAAGAATCTCATTGATGAGGGTGTCAAGTTGGGAGTTTCATCCCGTGGACTTGGTACTATAAGAGAAAGAGATGGTGTTAAAGTTGTCATGGATGACTTTATGCTCGCAACTGCTGCTGATATAGTTGCTGACCCTTCCGCACCTGATGCTTTTGTCAATGGAATCATGGAAGGTAAGGAATGGATCTACAATAGTGGAGCAATTCAAGAGCAAACTGTGGAGCAGATTAAGAAACGAATCGATAATGCTGCACTAAATCAGATGGAAGAGGTAAAACTTTCCGCATTTAACCAGTATTTACAACAATTGTAATTACCTGGTTGTCTAAATAATAAAAGCAATCGCAATTTGTCGCAACGGAGACTACAATGTCAGAAGAGAATACTAAAACTCTGGATGAATCAAGTGTAACCGCAGGAGCAAAGCCAGCAGAACCCCAAGGTAAACTTGGAGCAGATGGTAGTAGTCTCGGTGGAGTACAAGATTTAGGTGGACCTACACCTTTCAATTCAAAACCAGATGACGATAGTAACAAGTATAAAACTATCGCTGGTGGAAACGCCCAAGCACCTACAACTAAACCATCTGATGCTTCCGCACAGAAGGCAGAGTTTAGTGACAAAGGTGATGTAAAAGCAGGACACGAGCCAGAAGGCGACGTGATTGCTGAAACACCTGCTGAAGAAAGCGTCATAGAAGTAGATTTATCTGCTGACGTTGCTGCACTTACTGAAGGTGAGAACCTATCAGAAGAATTCAAAGAGAAAGCAAAGACTATCTTTGAAGCTGCGGTAGTTTCTAAGCTAAACGAAGAGCTAGACCGAATGCATGAAGACTATGCAAAGGCACTAGACACAGAAATTGAGACAGTTAAAACTGAACTCGCTGAGAAAGTTGACGACTATCTTACCTATGCTGTTGAATCTTGGATGAAGAAGAATTCTCTCCAAGTTGAAAGCGGTATTAAGGCAGAGATGGGAGAGCAAGTTCTTAACGGTCTTAAGCAAGTTTTTGTCGAGAATTACATTGAACTTCCCGACGAAAAAGTTGACCTAGTAGATGATCTACAAGGACAACTCAATAACATGGAGTCTAAACTCAACGAATCAATTGAATCAAACGTTGACTTGTCTAAGCAAGTGGGCGGCTATATTAAGAATGGGATTGTGACAGAGATTGCAGAGGGCTTAAGTCTCTCTCAAAAGGAGAAACTTGTTTCTCTCGCAGAAGCTGTTGAGTTTGAGAATGAAGATGCTTTTAAAGCAAAAGTATCTACTTTACGTGAATCATACTTTTCTACAAAGCCTGAGGCGACTACGGTCACTGAGGATGTCCAAGTAGAAAACGCACCTGAAGCAGGTAGTTCTATGGATGCATATTCACAGGCTATTGCTAGATGGGCAAAAAAATAACATATCCACATTCAAAAAAAATTCGGAGTTAGTTAACTAATGTTTAACGCAGAATCACTCCAAGAGAAGTGGAACCCTATTCTTGAGCACTCTGAGCTCGATCCTATTAAGGATACCTATAGAAAAGCGGTTACCTCAGTCCTCTTGGAAAACCAAGAAAAATTTCTTAAAGAAGAGCGTGGTCTCGTAACTGAAGCAGCACCAACCAACAGTTTGGGTGGTACAGGTTACTCTGGTGGTAGTACCGCTACAGGTCCTGTTGCAGGTTTCGACCCAGTTCTTATCTCTCTTATCCGTCGTAGTATGCCTAAGCTTATTGCTTATGACATATGCGGAGTTCAACCAATGACAGGTCCTACTGGACTTATCTTTGCGATGAGATCCACGAAGGGTACAAACAGAGACATCAACAACAGTGGAGTTGAAACATTCTTCAACGAAGTTGATACAGAGCATTCATCTGAAAACAGTGCTAATGGTTTAGCATCTAACACTCAGACTGGATCAAACCCAGGTTTACTTGCAGACGCTGCTGGTAACTACACCATCGGTGGTCAGGGTATGACTACTGCTCAGTCTGAAGCATTAGGCGACGGTGCATCTAACCACTTCAACGAGATGGGATTCTCGATTGAGAAGGTTACTGTTACTGCTAAGTCACGTGCTTTGAAAGCTGAGTACAGTTTAGAGCTTGCTCAAGACCTTAAGGCTGTGCATGGATTGGACGCTGAGTCTGAGCTTGCAAACATCCTATCAACAGAAGTCCTTGCTGAAATCAACAGGGAAGTTGTTAGAACTGTTTACAAGATCGCTAGACCTGGTGCTCAAAACAATACAGCTACTGCTGGTACTTTCGACCTTGACGTTGATAGTAATGGTAGATGGTCAGTTGAGAAATTCAAAGGATTACTTTTCCAGATCGAAAGAGATATGAATGCCATCGGGCATGAAACTCGTCGTGGGAAGGGCAACATTCTCATCTGCTCTGCTGATGTAGCATCTGCTCTCTCAATGGCTGGAGTCCTTGACTATTCATCAGGCATCAACGGTGCTGTAGGTGGACTAGGACAAGTTGATGACAACTCATCTACTCTAGTTGGAACTCTTAACGGAAGAATCAAGGTCTATGTTGACCCTTACTCTGCAAACGTAAGTGACAATCACTTCTATGTTTCTGGATACAAAGGATCATCTGCATACGATGCTGGATTATTCTACTGCCCTTACGTGCCTCTACAAATGGTCAGAGCCGTAGGTCAGGACACCTTCCAACCAAAAATCGGGTTTAAAACTCGTTACGGAATGGTTGCTAACCCATTTGCTGAAGGTCTTACACAAGGTGTAGGTGCT